CCGGCCGCCCACGGCCCTCCTAGAGGCTTTTACGCGGCTGAGGCCGTTTCGGCCCCTTCCGGCGCGTAAATCCTCGCCTCAGAGTTGCGAATTGCCGCCCAACACTCGCCAGACGCCATCTCGTCCATGGTCCACTGGCACCACGCGAGCCGGTGTGCCCAAGCGGTCCGGTCCGGCGTCGGCGGCTCTTCGTCGAGCTCGTGCCCGGTGACATCCCAGGCCATCGACCCGCGATCGACGGCAATCGTCGGCACACCGGCGAGCACGGCATCAACGCCGGAATTGGAATTGAACGTTACGGCCATCTTCGCCCCGGCCAGCACCTCCTCGAGCGGCGAACCCGCGCACACCTTCGGATGAGGCCGGATGACAACCTTGTGCCCCCGCGCCTTCAGATGCTCCGCCGTCAGCTTGCACCAGCGTGTGATGTCGATATCGCGCACGGCCTGGTCGCCAGGAACTTGCCCCATGATCACCACCGGCCCGTCCTTGCGGCGCCACGGCTGCATCAGGTGCGCGAAGTACTTCTCCCAACGGCTGCCGTCATGAAATGGTCCGCGGAACTCGGCGCGGCCATTGAGCTCGCCGCCGAATGACACCGACGTCCAGAAGAACCGATCCCCGAGATACCCGCGCTCGAGGATGCACACCTCGCCGCCCGCCGCCTTCTGCCGCGCGATCCAATCCCGCCGGCGCACGCCCCACAAGACGAGAAGATCGCAGGCCCGCGTCGCGCTCCCATAGGTGACGGTCCAGCCGTGCTTCTCGAGCCCCTTGCCGAACGCCCCGCCCCACGTGTGCTGATGGCTGTTCGGATCGCGACCGTGGCAGACGATGTGTGCGTGCTTCATTGCCACTGCTCTTTCACCCACGCCGGTTGATCTCGCGAGGGATCGTGCCCGCCATAGAAGAACACGACCCGGGCATGCGCCGGCAGCCGGCCGGTTTTCCGCCTGCAATAGGTCTCGACGACGTCGCGCAGGTTCATGCCGCGTTTCGCTCGCTCATTTCTCCTGCGACCGCCTCGAGGATCGCTTGGCCGATGAGGTACGGGATTTGCGGCACGACGGCATTGCCGAGGGCTCTAAGGCGGTCCACTCGAGCGGGAACCCCATGAGCCACTCGACCCACGTCGGGTTCAGCGAGCCATTGAGTTCCTCCGGCGAAACCATCTTCCGCAGTTTCGCTCTGGCTCCACTCCCTCCCCATTTGCAGAGAGCGGCGCCTCCCGTGTCCGTCACGGCTGTTGGCGTTGGCCACAGGTTCCGGTGCGCTGCCCACTTCTGCATGGACGGCGCAAGCATGTTGGCTTTGGCTGTAGTCGTGGGGAGCATGCCCCGTGCCTCGGCCTTCACCAGCACAGCGAGGCTCGTGATCGTATTGCGCGGCCCGCCCTTCATCCTGGCTTTCATGGCGAGATGGGCTTCCGGGGTCTTGCCGTCGTCGTGCGCCACTGGCGTGGGCAACAATCCAGACGCGATCGCGTCTGTGAGGGGCGCCGACGGCCGAAGCTGGTATGCAATCCCACACAGCATCATACCCGAGCGCGGCCAAGTCTCCGAGAACTCGGCCCATCCCGAGACTAAGCAGGCCTGGGACGTTCTCCACGATGACGAAGCGTGGTCGTACCTCGCCAATGAGACGGGCATATTCCGCCCAGAGACCAGATCGCGCACCTTCGAGGCCAGCGCGCTTGCCAGCGAATGAGAGATCCTGGCACGGGAAGCCGCCGCAGATGACATCAACGGCAATTCCATCCCGTCGAAGAGTGTCGGCTGTGAGGGTCCGCACGTCGTCATAGATCGGAACGTCTGGCCAATGCTTTCTCAAAACCGCCTGGCAATAAGGCTCGATCTCGCAGAAGGCGACCGTGCGAAAGCCGCCTGTCCATTCGAGACCGAGCGAGAAACCGCCGATTCCGCTGAACAGGTCGAGAACATTCAGCATCACTCCGCCGCCTTAACCCGCCTCGATCTCGCGAAGCGACATCAATAAAACCGGCTCAACCGCCAGCCGCTCACCATCGCCTCCCACGCGCCGCGCGCCGGCGACAATCGCGTGGCATCCACGGCGCCGCGCTCGTCGTCGAGGCTCATGCGCGTGCGGTAGAGGAGCGCCCGCAGGATGTCCTCGGGCAGCTCGTTGGGCTGCCAGCCGGCCTCGAAGTGAATGACGACCGGCGCCGGATGATCCGTGTCGACATCAGGCCAGGCCTGACCATGCGGCGGCAGGAGCCGCGCGCCGGAATCGCCACCCAGATGCTCGCGGTAATCCGCTCCCTGCGGAGTCGAGCTGGGTCCGCGGAGCGTGTGAATCGTCCCGTCGCGGAAATATTCGATCTTGTCGACCTTGGCCGTCCGCCCCCGCGGCAGCTCGATGACGTGGCAGTCCCCGCGCGGGAAATCCGCCAGCACCCAGCGATGCGGCCGCCGGTAGACGGCGCGGTGCGTCGTGTCCTCGAAGGCCTGCACTGCGGCGAGGAAATACAGCGCCAGCTCCTCGTCGAAATCGTCGTCGTCGACGGCGCAGTGCGCCTTGATGCGCTCGAGGTCAAAAGGCAGCGGCGAGGCTGCGAGCGGATCGACCTCGAGCCGCAGCGGAATGAGCGAGAGCGTCGTCAAGTGTCACCTGTGGGAAGCATGTCAACGCCGATCCCGGCGTGGCGTTCACGATCTCGACACCGGGCGGCAAGTACCTGGCGGCGTGCTCGAAGGCCTCTACGAACGGGCGATAGGTCGGCATATTGATCAGCGGCCTGGGATGATCGCCGAAGAAGTGCCGCTTCCCGTCGACGATCCGCATGTCGAACCCGATCAGCACGATCCGCGCGGCGCCGAACAAGAGCGCCAGATTGACGGCCTGGAACCCGGAATTGCTGCCGTAATGAATGCGACGCGGATCGGTCGAGAACGTGTTCCCCGCCCGGCCTTCGACCAGACGGAGGTGATACTTGTCCGCGATGACGTCGTTGTCATTCGAGCTGTTACCGACCGAGGCCCACCGTTCGCCAGCGAAATCCGGAGCGCCTGAGTGATACTCCCACCATTTCCGGTCGCAGCCATAGAGAACGTCTGCCCATGGCATGAGGCGGTAGGCATCTTGCACCGCAATAGCCCGATGGCCCCACACACGATCGCAGATCTCCTGCGTGAGCGAGGGGCCGGGCGCGGCGACAACCACCGTGGCCCCGGGCCAGCGGCGCGGTACAGGCTGCGGATGCATCAGACTTTCGTTTCCGGCGGCTTCCTTGCGCGGTTTTTCGGTGCCTTGCGGACGGTCGGTTCCGGCTGCGCCTCCGGCGTCGGCGTGGAGTCCTCTACGCGCCCGACCACGCCCGCCTCGACGGCTTTTTTGTACACGTCCATGGGCATGTCCTGCGGCACGCGATAGCGGCCCGGCCACCAGATGCGCGGCCCCGGACGCCACGTCGTCGTGATCTCGATGACCATCATCGAAGCAAAAGGGGCACGGTTGCCCGCACCCCTTCCCTGTTAGATGTTCCCGGACCTCTTAGGTCGTGACCGTCTTCAGGAACTTGGCGGCGTTGTTGTTCAACACCGTGCCGCCCAGGCGGCGGCGGATATAGAACTTGACGAACCCAGGCCGCGTCACCTGATCGACCGTCAGCCGCAAGCCGACGATGTCGATCATCAGGTAAGCCCGGCGCCAGTTGCCAAATCCGATTGGATAGGAGTTGGCATCGATGTCCGGCATCTGCTCCCAGGCATAGAGCGGGTACCCGAGCAGGGTTTCCGGCTGCCCGACCTGCAGGGAAGGCTGCCACAGGTACTGCCCGTTGGCATCCTTCAGCTTGCGCACCGCCGCGATGGTCATCGAGTTCATGACCCAGCTCGCGCCGACGCGGTAGGCCGCGTTGAGCTTGTAGACCAGCTCGATGAGCTTGTCTGGGTTGATCTCCGCCACGGCCGGCGATTGCAGGCTCTCGCACTCGATGGCCTCATAAGCCGCCGCATCGCGCGCCGGCGACGCGAAATCCGGCGTCGTCACCGGGGCCGTATTCAGCATGCCGGTCGGCTTATTGGTGCCGTTGCCGGATATGACCGCTTCGCCCTCTGCAACGGCAAATGCCTCCGCCGCTTCCTCGGCAAGCCAGCTCTGGACATCGAAAAAGATGTCGTTGAGCGCCCAGTCTGAGGCCTGCACGTAAGCATAAAGCTCGCCGTGCGTCGGCCTGCGCTCGCGCAGCACGGGGGTCGCGGTCTCGGTGCGGCTATCGCTTTCGCCAACCCAGCCCGCCGTCGCGCCGCGGACGTTCACGAGCTGGCGATATTCTGGCGTGCCGACCTGCACGACACGCACCAGCTGACGAACCGGCGAGAACAGAAGCTCCTGACGCTCGATCTCGCGGGCCAGCTCCTCTGGCACTGCATAGCCGCCGTCCGCTGGCGTGCCGGTGGTGACGGCCTTAGCCTCGATCTCCCGCAGCTTTTGGCCGATGAAGGCATCCTGCCCCTTGCTGCGCAGGAACTTCACGAACAGGTCGCTGTGCTCCTGCTTTACCTTGTCGACGGCCGCCCGGCCGGGGGCCTTGGCGCGCATTTCGAGCTCTTCGATGCGCTCTTTCTGTAGCCGTTGCTCGGCCTCGAGCCGGGATTTCTCCTCGCTCAGTCTTCCAATCTCGACATTGAGCCTGTCGAGCTTCTGACCGAGCTCGGCAGCCTCACCGGATTTCCCGGCTTCCAGTGCAGCGAGACGCTGGTCGTTCGTCCTCTTGAACTCCTCGACCGCGCGGCCCAGCTCCTCGATGGCGCGCTTGATTTCCTCGTCCATCGTCAGCTCCTTAGAAATTCCGTCGTTTTCCTGCAGATTTCGAGGACCGATGCACGGCACGCGCGCTCCGCGCTCCTGACGCGCTCCGTGACCTCCGCAATGGAGGACAGAAGCTCCGTCATCCGCTCATCAGCCCGCCGGTCGGACAGCACCACATCCCGTGGGCTCCCCACGCCAACGTCGCGTTGGCGCCACGCGTCCAACTTTTTCAGGCCGGAGATCACCGTCGCGGTGTCCTTGTGCGAGAATCCTTCGTCGCGAAGGATCGCCTGCAGCAGTCGCACGTCTTCTTGCGTGAAGGCCTTCACGCCAGTCACCCGCGCCTTTGGATTGGCGGGGAAAGTCACGATCGACACTTCCCAAAGGTCGATGTTCGTCAGCGTGCGTGCCGGCTCGGAAGGTTTCGTGCCGAGCTTCGATTCACGCACCATGAAGCCGATCGAAAGACCATCGAGAACACCCGCTTTCAAGCCCTCGTAGATGTACCGGCCGCGCTCCGTATCAAGCGCGAACAGCTCCCCTTCCACCCAGAGGCCCTTTCGGTCCTCGCGCATCTTGGTCCACTTGCCGATGGGGAGCATGTCGTCGGCGCTTCCCAGGAACCCGCCGCCGTGCTGCAGGAGCATCGGCGGCAACTTCCCGCGCTCTTCCCACTCCTTCAGTGTCTCGGCGAACGCGCCGCGCTCGATCACATCGCCATAGCTGTCGACGTTGCCAAAGACAGCGCCATAGCCTTGAAGGGTGCCGACCTTGTCGCTGGTCTCTTCGACCTTGATCTCGCAAAACCCGAAATCACGCCGCTCGAGCTTCATCGTCTTCGCCCTCCGCCGGCCCCTCATCCGGCCCCGTTTGCCCTGATGGACCGCGCACCCAGTAGGTCTCGCCGCCGTCCTCCGGCGAGATCGGATTCATGTTCTCCATCTCCCGCCACTCGTTGGGGCAGATCACCCCAGCCTCGCGCATGATTTTCAGGCCTTCCTGGCGCGACCTGAAATCGCCGCGCAACGCAGCGTCGAGATTGAAGCGAATGACGATCCCGCGCTCGCGATCCTCCGGGCTGAGCAGCTGCCGCTCGAGCGCCGCCTCGATCATCCGCACGTAAGGCAGGATCACGTGCTGGACGAAATCGAGCGACTGCTGCTCCACGTTGTTGAACGTGCCTTTGCTCAGATCGCCGACGAGATGCGGTGGCACACCCCAGGCCGCCGCAATGACGGTGCGCTGATATTGCCGCGTCGCCAAAAACTGCGCTTTCTCATTATCGATCGAGAGTGCCTGGCCGAGCTTGATGCCCTTCGGCAGCACCATCGCCTTGAAGCGATTGAAGCCGGAATACGCCTGCCGAAAGCTCTCGAGGAACTGCCTTTGCTCCTCGTCGCTTCTAAACCCCTGATGGCCAGGATCGAACTCGAAGACGATCCCCGGCACGGCCTGATTGCCGAAGACGCTGGCGCCATATTTCTCGGCCGCGATCTCGACGGCGATTGCCTCGGCAATATCTTTGACTGGCGAGTCTCCGACGAGACCATTCCGCGCCGCGCCGCGGATGTGCAGAATCTCGTCGGCGTCGTATTCCCTATGCTGACCGCCCTCGACCGTCACCCTGTAGGTGACCTTGAGCGTTTTCGGATCTTGCTCGACCTGCACGGCGTCCGGTCGCAGCGGCAAGAGCTGACGGATTGGCCCTGAATTGCCGCGGCCTTTCCAGGCATAGAAGTTGCCGTACCTGACGAGCCAGCTGGTCGCGTCCATCCAGAAATTGACAGACGTTTGCCAGTTGTTCGGCTCTCTGAGCAACCTCGCAACCGGATGATCGGGCTGACGGACTTTCGACTGGCGCCCGTTTTGATCTGTGGTGACCCGCAACACATGAATTGGCAGCGTCGCGATCCGCTTGGAGATCGCTTGCACGATCGCCTGCACGGTCGGCGACTGCATGCAATTCTCCGGCGACACCGAAACGCCGGCGGCGAGCTGATGAATCGCATCGAACCGCCGCAGCACCTCGTCGATCGGAATTCCCGTCGACCGGCGCGCAAGCGTGATGTTCAGCGGACCGATTCTCATGCCAGCACCATGAGGCTGCCGCTCACGTATTCCATCTTCTGCTCCTGATGCGTGGCGGCCATCGCGTGCGCCATCGTCAGCGCAATGAGCCCGTCAATGCGCCCGTGCGATTTCGCTTTTGTCAGTTTCCTGTTGCCGGCCGCATCACGCTGCACTACGGCGTTCGCCGCACACATCGTCAGCACCGGGTGTCCGCCGTGCCGGATCTTTTCCTCGAGGAGCGCCGTCTCGAGCTCGCGCAGGGCCGGGCTCATAGACGCGAAGCCCTGACCGAACTCCACGAACTTCTGCTCGATGACCTTCTCGGGGAACCCGGCTTGCAGGAGCCAGGGTTTCAGGTGGCGGAAATTCCAGCGGTCGAATGCGATGCACCGGATGTCGAGATCCGAAGCAAAGAGGTCGTAAAGATACTCGGCCACGTAGTCGTAGCCGACCGTCCGGCCCGGAACCGCCTCGATGAACCCCTCGCGCACCCATTGGTCATAGGGCGCTCGATCCCGGCGCGCCCGCTCGAGCAGCCCGTCGTGCGGCATCCAGAACGTGGGCTTGACGTGGTATTCGCCCTCGAACGGCGCCTCGAGCACCAACGCCGTCAAGTCGGTCGTTTCCGATAAGTCGAGGCCGCCATAAACGGGCAATCCGACCAGATCCTCGAGCACTTCGCGGCTGCAGGCCTGCCAGACGCTCCGAGAGACAAATGGCGCCTGCAGCTGCACTCGCTGGTTCAGGATGAGGTTGCGATAGGAAGCCTCCAGGCTTGGCATGCGCCTGGCAGCGTCCGCCTGCGTGAGAACTTCCTCCGAGTTCTGGAAATCGCCGAATGCAGGGTTTGCCTGGCGAATGGCTTCCTCGGAAAAGGGATCAATGTCCCGATCGGCGGTGTACAGACTGATCACCGTTTTCGGATCGTGGCCCGCAAGAGCATCGTCGATCAGCGTCGAAAGTAGGTCGGCGTCCGTCGCCGCCTGCGTCGAGATGATGATCGACAGCGGGTTCTTATGGGCAGCCATCGCCGTCTCGATGGCTTCGTACAGTTCCGAGCGCGGACCTTTGACCTGCCCGAGCTCGTCATGCAGCGCGAATACCGGGCTTAGGCCATAGCTCGTCGAGGCATCCGCCGACAGCGCCTTGTAGAGCGTCCCCAGATCCGCGCAATAGAGCTGTTTCAGCGAGTCCCTGATCGTGATTACATCCGAAAGTGCCGGCGACAGGCGAACCACCTTGGCCGCCAGGTTGAATACTATGGCAGCTTGCTCACGCGCCTGGGCGGCCGAGACGAGCTGAGAATTGGGCCGCGCCTCCGTACCGCACAGATGCACGAGGAGCAGGAACGCCGCGAGGCTGGTTTTGCCGTTCTTTCGACCGAAGCTCAGGATCGCGCGGCGCGTGCCGGCCGGGTTGTCGTAGATCTTCAGGATCTCCCGCTTCTGCCATTCACGCAGACGCACCGGCTTTCCGACGTCGCTGCCCTCGGGAACGCGGCAATATTTCTCGATCCAGGCGATGACCCGCTCGCCCCGCGTCGGCTGCGCCGCCTTTCTCGGCTTGCGAGACGTCTCTTTCGTCGTCCTCGCACTCCGTTTGCGGGCGCTCGAGCGAGCCGCCTGGCCTTTTCGCTTCGCGGGTTTCTTCGGCGCGGCGTTCTTCTTCACGCCGCGCGCCGCAGGTCTAGCCTTCCCACGGCTTCCGCGTCGGCCGGGTGTTCCGGTTGCCACGGTCGTT